TGAGAATGCCAGCTCAGAAAGATTTTTTAAATCTTTTCCAAAATTGGTATTGTGTTTAGCCATATTAGTATTTATATCAAAGGTACTAAAAATAAAGGGAATTTTCCTCTCTTTAATATAAATATACATATGCAGTTTGACGGCCTATATAAAAAGTTAATTAACGAATATGTTGTAGAGGAGGGATTATTCGATGTAGTTAAAGGAGGGATTGGAGCTGTAGCAAAAGATATAGCTCCTACAGCGAAAGCTAGTTATGACTTTCTTAAGCATGAATTTAAAACGGGTCCTGATGGTAAGGTTAAACTAGAAAAGCCTATATCCGTTAAAAAGGATATGGAGCCGGCTCAGGTGGTTGCGCTTCTAGATAAAATTAAAACTCTAGAAAACGAAGTAGAAGAAGATTTAGGGTATCCAATAGTTTATAAGAATGAAACCTTATACTATCTTTCACATGATGATAATAATCTAACAGTTACAACTGCAAATGGTCAAACAAGAAGGATACCTCTCGAAGGGTTAGAGTTAGATATTATACCAATGGATCTAGCAGAGGATGCTGAGAGTAGACCGGGACGTGTTAAGCGTTCAGGTGCTAGCTGCAAAGGTTCAGTAACAGAGCTTCGTAAAAGAGCGAAGAAGTATGGTGGCGAGAAAAGTAAGATGTATCACTGGTGCGCTAATATGAAAGACGGTAAGAAGAAGAAATAAAAAAGCCGCTCATAGAACGGCTCTTTCTTTTATTTTTTGCTTACTGGGTTATATATCGATGGTGGTTTTGGCTTACCAGCTGCTATCCAACAGTCTTTACATCTAAACCAACGAAATCCTGAAATCTTTTGTGAACTACCACATTCAGGGCACCATTTGGTTATAGGCTTTTCTTTAGACATTAAAGATATTGTTGGGTATAGCTTTCTTTCTTAAGAGTTAGGTTTGTACGTGTAAGTTTACCATCGCCCCTATCAGTATAGTTTGCTGAATTTTCCTCATTCTCATCAACTTCTTCAGGTTTAATATTAACTTTACTCTTACGACGTTGACCATCTGGAATAGGAAGCAAATTTGGTGCATACTGTACACAACTACCTAGGCAACAAGGTATTGAACATTGGTCTGTGTAACGTCCTCCGCCTGTGTCTAACGCAATATTAAGAACAACATCAAGTGAAGATGTTTGATCACTTGCAGGGTACCTAGCAGGTGAAGTGTCTTTAATGTTAATAACACGGATATGAAGACCTGAATCAATCATTGTGTCAATTAGATCTTTAACATTATCAGCAAGATCTTTATATCCATCATCGCTTTTAAAGTTATCATTAAACTTGAATACATCTCCTACAAGAAAACCACCACGCTCCCCGCGTTTCATATAAGACTCTAAAAGAGTTGTGAATTTGTTCGATTTAGCCATACTATTATTTAGTCGCTCATATAAATATTTATACACATTTTATGGCAGTAAGGTTAGATAATTTACAGATCCCAGCTAGTGAAAAGAAATCACTTGAGAGTGGGTATCTATATAAAGATATAAAGTTCGATCTCGTAACTAGTCGTTTCACTGGTCCACAGCTTTATAGTAAAAACAACCTTAAAGATCTAGATGAAATTCAAGATGGTCAGGCAGTTATTAATTCGATAAAAAATATTCTCACTACAACACCAGGTCAAAAACTACTTAACCCTAACTTAGGTCTTGATTTTAGAAGTTATCTCTTTGAGCCTATTAACTCAACCACATCTTACTTTTTAGGATATTTTATATATAATAACCTAGGTATACAAGAACCTCGTGTAACTCTTAACAAATTAACAATAGATCAAAATCCAGATGAGAGTGAGTATATTATTAATATTGATTTTAGTATACCAAAATTAGATATAAACAACTTAACTCTAAATGCCACTCTTAACCGAGATGGATATGTAGTGGTGTAGATTAAATAATAACGTAGTATAATATGAGCTTACAAGACTTCACAGAATACAAACTTCCAAAAAACGCATATCTTACATTTGATGCAGATACTCTTAAGAGTCTTATTATTGAAAGGTTAAATGAGAATGAAACGTTTACAGATCAAAACTTTGAAGGTTCAAACTTTAGTGCTTTTATTGATGTTGTAGCTTATATGTATCATGTATTGCTTTTTCAGCTTAATACTACCTCTAACGAGTCCACCTTTAACACGGCTACTATTTATGAGAACATGAATAAGCTTGTTAGTAACATTGGCTATAAACCTCTTGGTGATCAAACATCACTCCTCAACTTTAACTTATCAGCTACTACTATTCCTGCTAATGTATATACTATACCAAGATTTAGCTCAGTAGTTGCAGGAAGTAACTCATTTATAGCTACAGAGGATATTATCTTCCAGAAAACAACAAATACAACTCTTGAACAAGTTTCACCTTCTACTAATACATTATATCAAGGTGCCATAACAGAAGCAACATTTGCAGCGACAGGTGAGCCTTACGAAAATATTATTTTAGTAGATAGCTTTACATCACCGCAATTAATTCAAAGCGTGTCAAATTTAAATAATACTAAATTTGTATCTGATAATACGTTTAGTATATTTGTTAATAATGCTGTGGATGGTAAATGGTCGGAATGGATTGAAACAGCGTCTCTTTTTCTTGAATCAGCTGATGCAAAAAGATATGAAAAACGTCTTAACGCTTCTGGCAATTATGAATTTAAATTTGGTAATGACTTAAACGGTAAGAAGCTTAATGAAAATGACACTATACTTATATTTTATGTTGTATCTGATAATGAAGCGGGAGATACTGGTCCTAACACATTAGCAAATGCTTCATTTAATTTATACGGATCTTCAAACTTTACTGCTATTAAAGATATTTTATACGGTACAGATCAAATATTAATTACACCTTCTCAATTAACTAGTATAACACTTAATAATCCTTCTAGATCAGCTCCACCTAAAAAGGCAGAAACAACAGAAGATATTAAGAAAAATGCTCCAAAAGTCTTTGCTTCTCAAAATCGTCTTGTTACTAAGGATGATTATGAATATCAAATAAATAGAAACTTTAATAATGTTACTAAAGATGTCAAGGTTCTTTCAAATGATGAGTTCTCTTCTAAAGTGTTAAGTTATTATGCTGATCAAGGATTAGGTCAAGGTAATGATGATGCACGTATGTTATTCTCACAAGTTCAGTTTTCTACTTCAACAAGCTTTAATAACGTATATATCTATACAGTACCAAGTGGTGACTCTACTTTAAATGGCTTATCCCCAAGATACCTTAACTCAGCACAAAAGCAAATTATTGCTGATTTTTGTAATAATAAAAAAGATATAACTCATAACGTAGTAGTTACTGATGCACTATTTAAAGCCTTTGCGTTTGGTATCTCTAATGTTGGAGGATCTAGTTTTAGTGATAATGATTCTGTTGATGATATTGTAAATGATAGTTCATTGCGTATAACGGTTGATAAGAATCAAGCTCTAAATGATAGTGCTATTAAAACATCTATATCAAATACTCTAAATAGTTATTTTAGTAAATTACAGATAGGTGATATTGTCGATGTTGCAGCGATGACTAACGATATACTTAATATTCAAGGAGTAACTGCTCTACATACAGTTAACGGCACAGCGGAAATATCAAATCTTAGTTTTGTAGTTTGGAATCCGGATTATAAAGAAAGTGATAAAGCTATTCAATCTCTTAATTACCAATTAGAAGATTTCGAATACGGTTATTTTTACAATATAGCTGATATTGTTAATAAGATCGGTATTCGTAGGTTGTAAAACCTGGCTTTGCGATTAAATATGTTATATGTCGCTCAGTTCTCTACAACTCGATCAATCAGGTGAATTTGATCTATTGTATAATTTCTTCTATGTAAGAAACTATAAAGGTGAAGAGACATACGATACATTTGCACTTCCTTTTACACCTCTTACTTTTGCACCTAATTTAACTGATGGTATAGAGGATGTTATATCTAATAAACGAATTGTTTGGGATTTTGGTGATGGCACTACTACAGAAGCAGTAACAGCTTTTCATGCTTACGACAAACCTGGATCGTATAGAGTTAATTGCTATCTATATGATAAAGTTGGCACGAGTTATTATGATACTTTTCATGCTGATGTTGATATAAAAGATTTTGTTCAAGACGAATTAGTAGTTACAAGTAATGCAGATATAGTTCATAAAGCTGGTAATGTAATCAATCCGATTAATGTTAAGCGTTATAATTCTTATAGAACTCTTAATACAGGACTTTCAACTATAGTGCCTTACGCATCTGGAGCTACAGGAGATTATGACTTTTTTAGGAACGGTTATGATAAATTAACTTATGGCCATCTTTACCCTCACTCGTCTTTTGTTCAGATACTTACATCTAATGGTGTAATAGAGACTATACAGGTTGATTCTGTTAAAACTATCGATACCCCACTGTACGTTAAGTTAAGTAGTAATGAAATAGTATATACTAATTCCTCTGATACAGAAGCGTTTTTTGCTGGAGTTTCTGGTATAGCAGATGTCTATTTTAAAAGTGATATTATCGATACTTATAATTTAATATTCGGCTTCCAGCAAGGTGATATATTTGAGTATGCAAATACTACTAACTATGGTGTATCAGCGAAAATTACTCAAAATGTAAGCTATGGTGATGGGTTTTACATTTCATCAAATGGTATAGATGGTGAAGGAGCTGATAACTTTAATGTATTTGATATTAACACAGAAAAGTTTGCAGGAACAAAAATAGCATTTGTTGTTAAAATTAAAGATCTTGATAACTTTAGTAATCGAAATGCACCACTAATAAGTTATAGCCCTACCCTAAGTACTGCGATGCAATTGCGGCTGACCGATCCGGGGTACCCTGGACCTGGTTTGAGTTCATATGATACAGTGTTTACATCTGATTACGGGTCACTTTCAGCCTTATCAGCTGGGGGATTTTTCAAAGGATATTTTGTAACTAATGATTCTCGTTGTTTTTCTAAAGATTTACATTTATTTGCATCACAGGCCAACTTTAACGGAGCCGGCCTGAGCGGGCGAAGCAATACATTTACTATTAATCCTAGTAACTACTATACCATAGCAAAGCAGAATGAAAATATAGACTTTGAAGATGCATTTAAAGAAATTGCAATTCAACCTTTATTTACGGATGCTAGGGTATTAATGAAAGACTTTTTAGGATCTATTTTCGGCGACTTAAGCTCTACGCAAGATTCTATAGGTAAAGCTACATATGAGAAGATTCAAAACTTTTTAAATAATAATACAGTTCTAGATGAGAGTAATATCGATCAGCTTGATGGATTGCTTCAAATGCTTGATTTGCCAAAGCTTAATAAATACTCTTTACCTCCTAAACTTGCAAGATTAATGGATCTGCTTTCTATTAGTAAGTCTAAACTCTTTGGTAGAAGAAATAGAGATAAAACGCAATATCAATCTTATGGTTATAGATCTAATAATTTTTATGGTTATAATCTAGGTGAAAAGCTTACACCTAGTAGTATTATAATTCCTGGTGAAACAATAGTAGCAACTGAGCTATATAGTGGTAAGTTTATAACATTAAATACTACTCTACCATTAAGCGCAAGAATTACACCAATTATTACTATACCAGATGGTATAGTTTACGGTACATCTACTGGAGCATTAATATCTGCTGCTAGTGAGCAGATATCAGAGGGTGTGCCTATAAGTCTAGAGCAAGCATCTACTGTCAATCTACTATCCGGTGTAGATATGGAAATCTTAACAGAGGCTTTATCATCATCTTCACAATTCTATAGTCTTAGTGATTATAACGAAACTTGGGGATGGCCATTACTCACCGGTGGAGGTAGAGATATTACAGATATCTATTCATTCTATTATCATGCAAGTTCAGTTGGTGATATAACCGATTCTATCATTAATTTTGCTGACCCTAATAACACGCTAACATATGGTATTACATCTTACACCGATTGGTCTAAAGATAATGGTATTATGACTAATATCTTTGCTAACTCACTTTACGAAGGCTTGAACCTTTTTGATGCCTAAATATTTATATCGATGTCTAATCAATCACTCAGAACAGTTGTAGTCAATTACTCTATCACAAACTCAAATATTGAGAATGATAATTATAGAGATAATATTACCCCGTTCTCTTTTTTAGACTTTATTAATAATACTCAAGCAAACTATTCACCTGACGAGTATAGTTCTTTTTATAGCTCTTACCTGAAAAATTGGTATTCACTTCAAGATATATCGGAAGCAGATCAGATTAAACAATTTAAAGATTATTATCAGCAATTTATTAAAGAGATTGTTATTAGTTATACCACAGAGAGTGAAAAAAGATTCCTCGAAAATATAAACTTTAACGATCCAGCTGATCTTGATATAGCCATTCCGTTTTTTGCTAATAGATTAAAAGATGTTGCTCTTTTTTATAAGAAGAAAAGAGATGAAGGTAAATATGTTATTGATAGAAATAAGCTTAAGGGTAGTACATCAGGTGTAGAAAAAGCAATTTTCGATAATATTTATAATTTTATATTTACTGCTGAAGACTCTTATAATGCACAAACATATAGCATTGCAGCTGCAGTTAGTGGTTTAGGTATTGAACTAGAAGAGTTTGTAGATGTTTATGGTGATTATTTTGATCTACCTGCAGGTGGGGAAGCGAACAACATTAATACTATCGATACTAAGTACTATCTAGATCCTTTAGCTATTGAAGCTATTACTGATGAAGAAAATTTTCTTGGTGCTATTAGAACCTTTAAAATTAACCCACCGGCAATAACTCCGGAGGAATTTGATGCTATATGTAACCCGGATAATGATCTTGTAAAAGTAACTAATGCATATGAAAAGGGTGGTCTTAGCTTAGCAGAAGTATACAGCCTCAAACGATCTTTAATTAAAAAATATTTAGGTACAGATATTTATTATGTAGATAATACGACTACACCACCTACATCAGGAGTATTAATTGCTGCTGATAACCCAGCATCTAATGCATTAAATTTGCAAAGTGCAGATGCTGCACAGGTAGAGTCAAATGATGTTAAATTACTTCGAGATATAGGTCTTAATTTTACTCCAGATAATATTGGGTTATTTAAGCTTCAATCTGAAAACTTTCAATATTCTATTGATACATCTATTTTAGGTAATGAGTTTGTTATTTTTCCTGATCCTAATAGATTTGGTAATGTATCTGTTAACCCAATAAGTTCCTATCCAGTATATTATAAATTTGATTATCGGGATAATGTAAGAAACGTTTCTAGTGGCGTTGCAGCTGGTGATCCAAAAATTACTAATAAAGTATCTACATTTGAAGCATATACTACTAAAGAACGTAATACTACTCAATTAAAAGAGCTTAACGATATAAGCTATAAGCTTAACTTTACTGATCTCTTTAACCAAGGAGTTGTAGATAAATATCAAACTGATATATTTGGTAATGAGTATGCATTATTTAAATACACACCATTACAACCGAAACTTGAGCTTGGTAATAATATTAAGAGCTTGCTTTTGGATGGCCATACGTTTTTTGATATTAATGAAGGTTATAACTTTAACTATGCCCTTACTGGAACATCAGGAAATACTATTAGATCTGGATTAACAGCTAATACTAACGGTTATAGCGAGTTAAATCAATTTCTAACATTATACTTTAGAGAGTTTTACCCTTATCAAGAGCTATTACAAGATACTCGAAAGCTTAAACCCTTCTGGCGTGATGGAGGAGCATTTGCATTTCTTAATGGTAATGAATTGCCAAATCCGTTAAGTAGTGATGCTCCTGGATATCCATCATCATTAAATTATTACTATACAGTTCTCGCTGAGGGTACTTTCTTATCTGATCAAACAATACTGTCAGGTGTAAATATGAATATCATAACAGAAGCTGAGTTTGAACTTATTACCGGTGACAATAATTTAGACTTTGCTACTGACGTTCGTTATTATCTTTCCGCTGGAAGCCCATATACTAACTATGATGCAGGCTTATTCGTTGACGAGGTAGTGTTACCTAATGATTTTTCTTACTCAGATAATTATCGATATCTTAATACAGTAGATACACGTGGATCTACAGTGCTATCAGAGCTATCCTCTGAAGATCTAATATTAACTACAGAACAAAGAAAAGCTCTTGACGGTAGGTTATATGTAAAGAATGGTACTTATTCAGATTCTCAGCCGCTTTCAACAGCTCTAGTAGATATACTTGGAAAATACTCTGATAGTGTTCAAACGGATGTTAATGTAGCTTTACTTGACTTTGATATTATACAAAATACTATATTCTTAGAAACAAAGTCAACCTTACTTATCGATAAGATCAAGTATAAAGATGGTAAGTTTGCTAAGCCTAGCACTGTTAATACCCTTTATAGTGTTAACAGCGCAAATGGAATAGAAACATTCTCAAATAGGTTCTATGTTGAGGGTACTGGTAAAGTATACTTTGCAAGATTCCAATCCAAAGACTTACCAGCTACCATACCTCCTACTCCTAAGAACTATATTACGGTATATCCTGAGATATATGAGTATTCTATCTTAAAGAACAAAGTAACGAAAGTATTTCCTGCAGACACCACAGCAGCTACTTTAAGTGTATTTGACGTTAATAGTGCTGTTAATAGTACGCTTTCTGCTTTAAGAAACTACACTATTGAAGAAGTGCATACACCAAAAATAGCATATAATAAACGAAACAATTTGTTTAAATTAACATATATCCTAAACGATCTTAACGACATGTCACACTTTGTCGATACAACGTTCAAAATAACTGACAATAATTTAACTCTGCAAAATATCTATAAATATGAAGAAGATGAATCAATTTTAAGATCAAGTACTTTTGGATTATCTACTATGTTCGGCTCTATATCTTCAGCCTCCGGTGCATTTACACGCAACACTAACACCTTTACTGTTACAATCTAATGTATACTATTTTTATTAATACTACCGCTCCGCCAGTTTCAAGCTATAATGAAACGTTACCATCTGTCGATTTCAAAGGAGCTCCGTCTATAGTGTACGTACTAACAGGTGTAAGTGAAGGCAGTAGTCAAGCACTTTCATTAGATATTAATTGGGGAGATGGATCTCAAATAGAATACTTTCAAAGAGATGTAGTCTTCAATTATAGGGAAAGATCTATTTTTAACGAGGTACTATATGGTAAAGTAGGAGGGTCTATTTTAGACCAGTATAACCATACTTATGTTCCAGGCGTAAGTAGCTTCTTTTCTAACTTAACAGCTCAATTTCTAATATATTTTAGTAATGGGTTTTATGCTAACTTAATACAACCTATAAGGCTTATTAGAGAGTCATACTATGATAGTATCCAGAAACTGGGTATTCTTAATACCCAGATGATTGGAACATCAGCATCAAATACCATTGCCAACTTACAGTCTAAATTTAATAAAAGAACCTACACTACATTCTTCAATAAAGATTGATAGCAACAACTAGCTTCCAGATTAAATATGTATAATGAGTTCATCTTATACAAAATCTGTTAGTTCAATCTCCTTTCCAACAGGGGAATATGATGATAGATTTGTTACTCTTAATCAATACAAGAGTGTACTGGAACAAGGATTTCATATAAACAATATTAATGCTCTCTCTGGTGCGAGAGATACTAAAATTAATAATTACACATCTTTTAATATTACTGATAAAGCTAAGCTTTCGAACTTTTTATCCCTATCAAGTTTAGCAGTAGATCAAACTACTTCACTAGTATCTAGACTTAGCTTTAAACAAGTAAATAATGCACCAGATCAGTTTATATACATTTTTAAAGCTAATGGTGAAGCAGAGAGCAATCAACAAAAACCAGTAGGTATACGTGCTTTAGATGAATTAGGATCTTTTGCTAATAACTACTTTTTTGAATTAGAAGCGCTTAATAATAATTTGCTAAGAATAAAGCATAATAACGGTGTATTTGACTACTATCTTAATTATAATGAAACCTTTAAGAAATTTGTATTTTACAAAGGGCTAGATAATTATAGAAACATTACTCGAGAGAGCAATGACGTTTTTCGTTATGCTTTAGATAATGAAGGATACCTACAACTATACAAATCTGTAGGTGGTGTATTGAATGTTGTTACTCTCAGTGCAAGTCAGTTAGTAGCAGCGCCAATGGAAGCTGGTAGTTTGAACCGTGGTATCGACAACCTAATTCATATTGACTATTCTTTAGATCAAAATAAAGAGTTTGTTAACAGTAGTTTTATTTCGTATAACGTTAAGGATTCTTCTAATTTAATAGTTAACCCCTTAAGAGGATCATATGATGATGAGGGTCAGTATATCTTTACAAGCAACTATAACACTATATCAAGTGATAGGATGCCAATGAACTATTTTTCTCTTGATACTAATAGATCGGAATTTAACTTTATAAAGCGTGGTAGTAATATGGTAGATACGCCTTATGGTTTACCCGGTTACGATAATAGAGAATATAATAACTTATATATAGGTAATGATCAAGAGGGGGGGTTAACTAACCCGGTTCTTAACTATACATTTTATAATAAAGATGTATTTATTGTAAATGGTACTGATACTTACTTTCAAGCGCCTTCTTCGATATACCCGTATAATAAGTTAAATGTTAACGATACGATGTTTGTAGAAAATGGCTCTTTTGCAGGCCCAACTCCCAACCTTTCTGATAAGTTATATATTAAACGTCTAAACTCTACACAATACGACAATGGTAGATATTTATGCACTTGGCTATCTGGTGGAGTTCTTGGAGAGCCAGGAATATGGGTAGATCGATATTATTACCCGGATAAAATTACAAAAACTGCTGCACTTTCTAGTGACGCTAGATATGCACCTGCTTTAATTGATAGTGTAGATAGTTTAGATCTCGCTGTTACAAATGCTGTATTAGTAAGGGAAAAATTCTTTGATAAAAAAAGTGATGCTGCTATTGAGCCTAATATTAATATTAAGTATCAAAGAGTTGGTAAAGCTGATATTACCGATATTGTTGATGCATCAGCACCATTACTTTCTACATATAATAGCTTTTTTACATCAAAGACTGTACGGGGTGAAACAGAAAATATCTGTAATGATTTTAGTGGTAGAGAATTTACTTTTAACGGGAGTCAATATGTAAGGTTTAATGTTCAAAAAGATATTGATACTGCAAAGTCCTTTACATTGAACTTTGACATGTATCTTGATCCTGCTAGTAATTATGGATTAGAATTACTAGGTAATAATACTAATAGAGGTTTTGGTATATTTCAAGATCAAACAGTAACGCCTTTTATACATGTTGTAAGTGCAAATACTTTATATATATACAATACCGATTTTACACTTTTAAATAAAGTAGATTTTAAAACTAGGATTAAGCAAGTTTTCAAAAGAAGTGCATTAGATGATTATATTGTTGCAACTGCAGGTAATATATATTATAAAGTTAATACCCAGGGTAATAAGATTAAGCTAGAATGTGGTTCTGATATTTTAGATTATCTCGGTACTCATATGGAGCATGATCATATTGACTTTATTCAATCTAGCCAGCAAGTTCAACGTATGAATGTTAATACAATGTCTGTATCTGCACTATCTTCTACCGAGTTTGATGTTTATAAAGGTGAGATGTGTTTATATGATAATGTAATTAGATATAAAGATACTCTTTTTAAACTACCAGGTACAAAAACTAGATGGGAAAATGCTAATACTCTATTTTATAAAGTGAGTAACTATATAGTTAAGCATAATATAGATCTAGGACCGGAAACATTTCTTACATCAAAAAATGATATAGTTGACTTTAATATTTTAGGTGATCAAATAGCTGTGTTAACTACAGATAGGTATTATGTGTATAACACTAGCGGTGTAGCTAGTTACACTGCTAATATTAGTTCTATCGATATACCAATAGCTTCAAAAGCTGTATCATTATCCGGAGGTTCATTTATATCAATAGATTGGGTAAATGAGTA